TAATATCGCGCAAAGCCTGCCGATAGTTCTTATACCGCACCTTCGCCTCGTCCGATAAAACACAGTCGCCAACCTGAGTCCAGTCAGTCTCTTGCAAAGCCTCGCCCCGACGTTTTCTATTAATTTGCTCTATAGGTATCGCTTTCGGGTTTTCTGAATCGCCACTGTAGATCATCGCGCCAACGCCTCTGCTGTCACAAAGTTATTGTCCCACTGTGGCGTGCTAGTGACGTTCTTTTGATAGCCATAGAGTTTGACGTATATCGTGCTCCCGCCTCTTAGACTTGGAACCACTGGCCTCATCAATATACCGCCAGCGGTAATACCAGTGCTAAAAGAAAACCCATAGGTATTAAAATCACCGCTTCGCGTGCCGTCCTCATCGTAGCTCTGACCCAAAGACGCAGTGCGCTGGATGTGCGTGGTAATCATCGTTACCGACGAACTAGAGTACGACCCGCTCGGATTTGCTTGCAGTGTTATCACATAGTCGATTAGATCCGAAGTAGAAAGCGGTGTCGTAAAAGTGATGTCAGCCAACAGTTGTAGGGTCTGACCGCCGAACTGATGGAAAGGCGTCGAAGCTATGAACGATGTGTAGCTGGTGCTGAACTGTTGCGCCGTCTGATCGCTAGTCCTGTCTCCCTTGATAGTGCCTAGTGCGTTTGCTGCGATCTGCGCAGAATTTACCCCAGAAGCTCGAATGATTAGCTGGCCTGATCCATTGGTGTCCAGCGTTAAGTTATCTATGTTGATGCGACTAGCGTTGATGGTGCCAGTCGTAATCACCCCGCCAGAGATAGCAGTGACGTTCGTGTTCACCTGCCCGCCAGTGATGAACCCAGTGTTGTTCGTCAGGTCAGAGATGTTTGACCCGTTGATAACGATGCCGCCCGCACTGATTATCCCCGATACATCTAACCTAGCTGTCGGAACCGTACCCGAAGAAATATTTGAGCCGTTGATATTCGAGATCGAGACCTGTGAGGCATTTATCGATCCCGCTGTAACAGCACCGAGGTTCGCGGAGATAGCAGCGAGATTCGACACGTTCAGCTTGTTGGCGTCGATTGTTGAAGCCGCAATTTTTCCGCCCGTTATCGCATTCGATTGAATGTTCGAGGACTGGATAAATTCAAACGTACCTATGGCAGCGACCACTGCTGCCGTGGTGATGGACGAGCTTTGTATGGCACCGATCACCGCTGAATCTGCGAAAATCTCAGAGGTATCGAGTTGGGCTGACGTTATCGTTGATGCCGCTATTTCTGATGCCGTGACAGCGTTTGCGGCTATGGCATTTGCGGTGACGGAATCGGCTGCCAACTTGACTGCACTAATCGCCCCGCTTGCGATGGAATCAGCGACCACGGCCCCGCTTTGAATCGATGCAGTCGAAATCTGTCCCGCAGTGAGGCTAGATGCCTGCACTTGCCCAAAGACCTGTGTGGCAAGATTCACTTGGTCATCAAGGTCTGCCGCTGATATAGCCTTCGTCCACGAAGTTCCGCTGTACCTATAGAGCTTGTTGTCACTGGTAAGCATCACCACTCGACCAGTCGTCAGATTCGTGGTCGGCAGTACGCTCACCCTCTCAACTGGCCTTACCGTATCGCTAAAGAGATTTTCGCCCAAAGTCCCTGACAAGTCGGCGGTGCTTACTAAGGTCGTGAACTCGGGAACGGAAGAATTGTAGCGGTAGAGCTTCTTATCTGACGTCAAGAAGAGGACAGACGGCCCAGTGTATCCTGTAGGAGACGGTAAGCTAGAAACCGCTGAGATTGGCTCGATGCCACTAGCAAACGAAGCCGCAGTGATTGATCCGGGGTCAACGGTTGATGCCGTGAAAAGGTCTGTAGTCCACGCTGAGCCTGTCCAAACGAATAGGGTGCTTGTGGTCGTGAGGAACTTGATCTGCCCGACATGCGATCCTGTGACGCCTGAGAGGGTGCTTACAGGTTCAATACCGAAAGCATTGCCAGCGGCAAGCTCATCGAGGACGTTTTGCGCTAGATCATCCAGCACGACCTTCTGTGTCGTTGCATTTACTGATGCGGTAAACCCAGAGAGGTTGCCGGAGCGGTCGGCACTCCTCAGCCAAAAGTAGCGAGTAACGTTATTAGCTAATCCAGTGACTGTATGCTGGTCGGTCTTCGATCTCACAATGAGCGTCGATGTGGCTTGGTTGTCTACTGTATTCTGGAAGATCTCGACATAGGCCAGATCGCTGTCCGAAGGCAACTCCCAATCGAGTTTTATCTGCTGGATGCCGCCTGTCGCGGTGACGCTAGAAGGTACGGCTGGCGGGGTCTGGTCGCCTTGCAGCGTGATATTCGCAGTGACGAACGTTGACACTTTGCCGGTGAGTGAGACTGCGCGAACCTTAAACTGGAACTCTTCTAGCTCTTCCATGCCAGTGATGACCGTGGAATCGCCATACACATTGATTGATGAGAAGTCCGTGTCTGCGCCGGAGATGGCTTCATTCACCCCGCCATAGTTCAATTCAATAGTTGTAGCACTAGCGACAGAGCCATAATCTTGCGTAGCAGTATACGAATTAGATACAGCACCAAGGTCTATTTCGCCTGCACTCGTCCGTTTGAACTGCACCTCGTAGAACGAAACATAGGTATTGGCGGTTGGCGGCGTCCATTTCGCCTTAATCGCAGGAAGAACGGAGCCATCATTACCTAGCGCCGTGGTCTCTGTCAGGGTTAATCCAGTCGGAGGATCTTGCGTAGGCGTATCGTCAACGATGTCGGAGTAATCAGGGTTATTCGGCCCTACCGTCGCGATGATGTTTGACGTATCTGAGTCGGGGTTTCGGTCTGACTTTACGAAGGGCTGGCTGCTGTTCTTATCGCCAGCATATGCAAACGCCCTTACCCAATAGTATCTCTGATTCCCTACAACCACGGGGTCTATATGGTTGAAAGCATCGTGGAAGAACTGCGTCCCTCTCGTCTCACCAATCAATTTGGCGTTAGCCCATGACGAGTCCGCAGACGCATAGACCGCAATAGTCTCAAAGAGCTTGGGGTTGACTGGGTTAGTCCAGTTCAACTCAATATGCTTTAGTCCACCATTCGCTGAGAGGTTCTGTGGGTCTGGCACTCCACGAAATCCATCCGTGATGACCCCGCTTGCTGATATTGTGCTGTACTCGCTCGCCGCTGGGTCTGCGTATGATCCTGAGTCGTCCTCTAACAGTGTGAGGTTTACCACGCCGTCTTGCGTATCTGAGAACGACCAAGCAGCGCAGCGGAATACCTTGTTGGAGTAATTAAGCTCCGAGACTGTGACTTGCACCCTGTCGCCTACGTCCACACGAAGCCCTGTTAGGTTCGCCGGGAACGTGATTACCTTCTGCTGATCTGATAGCTGGATTTGCTTGTTCGCAATCCTCTGGGCCATGAAGCTGGTGTTAGTGAATGGCAACTGCACATCACGAATAAGCACTTCGTTGTTATCTCTGCTGAGTGCGCTCGTCAGTTGTACTTCTGGCGCTTCCACGCTTTTGTGATTCTGCGAGGGGTCGATGAAAATAGGTCTGATGGTGTTGAAGCGGTCACCTCGCTCGACGGAGGTTTTCACAACAATCGCACCCGCTAGGTCGTCTTCATCAAGGCTCTCGGTGGGAGCCTCAAAGATTCCTGCTCTTATAGTGTAAATGCCATTTGAATATACGAGCGTGCCGTTCATCGCTGACAGCAGCTTGTTGATGTTCGCTCTGTGACTGTCTCCTGCGAATAGAACGCCGTTAGCCGTAAATCGCTTTTCTGTACCAGAGGAAGGAACGGCTACTGTCACGTCGCACGCATCAGCCGCAGTCACTACTGCTGCCCAGTCGATCTTGCTAGTCGGAACACTCAGGCCGAACTTCGTATCGGTGAGATAGTTAGCAACGCAAAGAGCAGGGTTTTCACTCCACGCTTGGTAGGCTGTATTGCTTGGGTTAGCTCCTGCCGAATTGCCAGCGGCCACATCTAGGCGGGGGTCATATATGTCTTTTTTGCCCTTAACCAGCGCCTTGATATTGTTAGGCTTCAGCCTGTCCCACACTTCTTGCGATGAGTCAGTTAGCCTCCACTTAGTCGCCAGATATGCGATCCCTCTAGCTTGATGGGCTGATGTCCAAGCAGAAAAAGTGGTGGTTAGCAGGGAGCTTGATGTCTGCGTGCTTGATCCTGTCTTGCGCTCAACGAAACAGATGGTTGTGGAAGGGTCTTCTGTTGTTGGGCCGAAGCTACCAGTGGTTACCGCATTACCTGTGAATGAAGAATTCGGGATTCTCGTATTATCGAAGAAAATGTCTGTAATTGACTCGCATTCGTGTCCAGTCAGAGCAATGGCGTGGTACAGATCCTTGTTATCCGTCCCAGCCACACCAACGAAGAATATCGGGCCAGAAACCAGCGCCTCGCCATAAACGACTTTTTGTACCTCAATCGTGCCTCGGACTGTCTGTTGTCGAGTCCTGTCCGTATCTGACTGGGGCAGGGTTATGTCAGGCATTAACCCTTTAATCGCAGCGTTCAATGCCGCACCGGCAGCGACTACAGTTGCCGCACCAAGAACGGCCAACGCCGTGCTAGAACCAACTATCGCAATCGCAGTACCAGTAGCACCTGCTGCGCCTATAGCAGTTGCTACCGCAACACCTACTAATTTCAAACCGGCTACTACTGGCGCCATCTAAACGCTCCACCCAGAAATAAGGTAACGGTCTGATACCTGCGCGAAGCCTTTATTAGTTAAGCAAACCACCTTATCTTTGAGCTTGATGCCACAAACTTGGCCAACAATCGGCGCAGTGACAACGCAAGGGTCTCCGTCTTTTAGCTCGTGGCTTGGCTTTCCCAAAATGCTGCCAATAAAATCAACCAACTCACCCTCTCTGCCAATCAAGACCTGAGCTTGCGCCTCTGACTCATAATGGAAGTTTGCAGCGTAATCCTTGCCAGTGAGTTCTTTCACTACGAAGGCGATGAATTGGCAGCAGTCAGCATCGCCGTACTTGAACTGACGACGTTGCCACTTATTCAGTGCAGCGTGAACTCTCATACAGATATAGGAAGGTTTGGGTTTCTGTCAAAGACGCCAGGATTCGCTGGCCCGCCAGCAATCGCGTCTGAGTTTGGATCACCCCAGCGTATTTTTGCGCCCTCGATGTCAGCCATGAACTCAAAGGCTAGATCTCCAGAGAAGTCGTTTTGAAGCTGCGCGTCGGTATATTTTAGATTCGATGATTTGTCGAATCGTGCTAGCTCTGACTCTGCCGTGAGTGAGATCACATCACCGCTTGCTGCACCGATGGACACATCCATCTGATCCATTGCGCCTTCCCAGACAATCGTAGGGTCAGCAAGTAGTGCGTCATCCGAATCAAGGACTCCCAGATACACCTTAACGGGGTGCATGTAATAGTCCTCGGTCAAAGCAGCGCCGGAAATGGTCGCATCTAATCCAGAGAGCGACAGGGTAATCTTGTAAGGGCTAACGTCTGCGCCTTCTTCGATCTGGCTAATTTCGCCAAGATCTCCGACACCTAGCCAATCGTGACCTCCCCAAGTATAGGTTCCGATTGAGTTGTGTAGGTAAACCGTGCCCGATGGGAACTGTAGCTCGGCAAAGGTTACGAGCGCGACATGCTGCGACGATAGTGCCGTCAGTACATTGGAAGGAAAGCCGCGACTCATGCTAGAACATCCTCGACGGCTTCAATCGTAAAACTGGATATTATTCCAGGCTGAGTATCCCAGGACGCTGGCCCCGCAAGCATGAATACGCCAGACACTGGGGTAAGGTAGTCCACGACTGTATTGTCCGCTGCTGTCTTTCTAATCGGCGGTGCAATGGACAGAGTGATATTGCCAGATGAGTCTGAGTTCGCGTCAGCAATTACCATGTGAAGCTCGTTGTTGAACGATATGTAATCTCCCGCTCGCAAGTAATTGTTTACGGACGCCGTAGCGCCGTCACACACCAAACTAGTGCCGGATTGCGTCCCGCCGTTAATCAGTAGCGTGCCGCCACCCGCGCCCCTTCGCGTATACGAGTGATCATGCAGGGTGAATCTATGTTGTTGACCGTTTAATTTGACTACAAAAGCCTGCATCTCTCGCCGGTCGTCGCCAGACAGATTCGTGAACTGCAAGCTAGCCTTCCACAATGAGCCTTTGCGAGAAGAAGTTTGTATCGCATTAGTCAGGGGTGACTGAAACGTGCGCGTATTCGCTACAAGCTCAAACGTGTTTTTCGTGGGGGTGATGCTGGGAAATGCAAATGTGGTCACGCGAACCGCCTCCTACGCATCAGGTCTTGGATTGTCATTATAGTCTGCTGACTAGTCTGGGCCATAGCAGTTTTAATCTTCTGGTCTACGTCAGCACCAGCGCCGCTCGCATCAACATTATTAATAACCGTGATGCCAGAGCCACCACCAGCCCTGTGATCAACGATAGTTTCGTCGGGATGAACCAGTGCCATTCGACCACCTTTACCGTCGAGCCCTCCTGCGCGAGCACCCATCCCGGTAAAGCCGCCCCCTTCAAAAGACTGCGCCTTGATCTGCGCTACATTTGCTAAACCTAAAGTAAGGGCCGCTGCCGCCATCGCTTGGGGTATAGGGAATGGGAATGGCGCCGCAAGGGCGTTGTTTGCGGCTTGGAACGCAGATATCGTGGCTTCCGCCATGCGATAACCCTTTTGCATCTGGAATACTTTCTTGTTTTCAGCATCAAGCGCGAAAAGCTGATCTCTGACACCGCTGATAGCCAAATCTTTGGCCTTCTGCTGGTCTTGCAGATCCTTCTCTCGCTTTTTCTTTGCTTCTTTGAATCGTTTGTCTTGCTCTCGTGTGATAACCTCAAGCGCTTTGCGCTCCGCTTCAGCAAGCTGCTCTATCTCTAGGCGCGCCGCCTCATCCGCCTTTGCTTTCTCTTTCAGTAAGAACAGCTCTTCCGTGAGCGCGATGTTTGTCTCCTCGACAGTCGAGATGAAACCATCCTGCTCTGCTTTGAATCGAGCGATTTGCACCTCATTCATGCCAAAGGTATCAATCTGCTCTTGGAGGGTTGCGTTTGTTTCCCGCAGCGACGCCTCATACTCCTGCATCGCAGCCTTAGCTGGATTCAACGCTAGATCGAGTTCGACCAACTCGGCCTCTGCTAGGGCTACCGCCTCTTCAAACTCTGCTACTTGCTCTGCAGCGTCCTCCGCACTGCCACCGTGACGAGCAAGCTGTCTCGCAGTCTTATTGGCTACCTTCTCTTGGTCTGCTAGGGCTTCACGGAGTCCATCGTTAGCCTCGCCTAGGGCGGTCATAACGTCCGCTTGGCGCTTGAGCAGTACGCTCTCCGCTAGTTTGCGCTGGATGCCATCGAGCTTATCGAGAGATAGGGTAGTCCCTAGTGCTTTCTCTTTTAGCTCTTCTAATAGATCAGAGGATTCAGTGAGAGACTTTACAAGTGGGCCAGCTATGCCAGCGGCAATAGCTAGGAAGGCACCGAACAATGCGCCACCAGGGCCGAAAAGAGCAGCGATCTGACCGCCTTGTTGTCCAAGGATCACAAACGCACTTGTGCCCATTTGCGCTTGCACTGCGATGTCTTGTATCTGATGACCGATCTGACCCATGCCACCGCGCATGAGTCGCATGGATCTTCCTAGGTCACGGGCTTGCTTCCCTGTTTTTTTAAGGTCATCTTGAACTCGCCCCATACCCTGATGAAATTCACGGGTATCCGCTCTGACCTTAATTACACTATCGACATCAGCCATTCATCTTGTCCTTTCGGAGTCTGTAAAACGTCCACCAATGATTAAATTCATCGACGGTCATTTGCTGGACGACTGACAATGGTTGACCAAGGCGACTTGCGAGTTCGTACATGAAGTACAATTCCGTAGGCTCGCCCTGGTCATTTATGAGTTTTTTTCGCGCTCTTCCTCATTCTCAGTTTCGATGGCAAGCGCAAAATTACCCAATCGTGTCAGCACTTCTGGATCAACAGACTTCTTCAGCTTTACCTTGTCCTCCAGCGAAAAGACTTGCTCACCCTTTTCGTCATGCAGTCCAAAGATACAGGCATAAACCAGGTAATCTGTTGCATCCCCATCCGCTCGCTTCGCCCACCTAGATTTGTCCTCTAGGGTCAATCTCTTGGCATATAGCTTGGTGTTCCATTCAGGAACATCAATCGTGCGGATATCTTGGTTGCTAAAGTGTGCAACCGCCTCTTCAATAAGCCTACCCATCAGACGGTAGTCGTACTAAGTGCTCCAGAACCCTGCACCGTGATGGTGGCCTCTACCATCCCATCAAACGATGCATTGCGCGTGAAACCCGTTACCAAAGCGGTGCCGGTATAATAGGTGTCGCCTGACTGATCCCCCTCTGGGAAGAACCCAATCGTTACGCTATTGCCAATACCAAGCGCGACTTGACCATTCGTATCGGTCTCATCCCAGAACACGTCTAACGAACCGCTGAAAGAATTCAGGGTCGTAATATACGTTCTGCTAGTATCGGTCATCACAGTGTCTTCCACCGTGTCTGCTGTTTGTTCGATTGAGAAGGAACGGACTTCTGCTACTGTTGCAGAGCCGACCTTCACAACGCCATCTTGGCCCTTATGTGTAGCCATCGTTTATTCCTCCTCGGAACTTTTAGTTTTCTTTCTGGCCTGCTTTTTCACAGGCTTGTTATCCGCGTTAGATCCGCCTTCACGCACCCACCCTTTGGATTCTAGCCATGCGACATTATCTGGCGCCGCATCAATTGTTGAACCGTCTTTAGTCATTGCTACCATGCTATACCGCCGTTTCCACGTCGTTTTCTTTGGTCTCGTAAAACACTTCTATAGTAAGAGTTGCTCTAGCCACTGGCTGATCACCCTCACCACTAAATTCTGCATCCATGTTAAGGACGTTGGTGTCCTTTGCGTTACCACCTCTAGTGATATCTGTGGCTAAAGCCTCTTCCACCTGAACGCAAATTGTATCAAGCGTATCGTCATAATTACTGACACCCTTGACGTAGATCTCTACCGCGACTGATAGGCGGCGCACTTGCGTCCTCGGCCGACCCATTGACGAATACTCAATCGACTCGTCCCTGGTGTAGATGGCAAGTCCCGGTAACTTGGCCTCCGCTAGTGGATAAACGCGAGTCCGATAAATATTGCTACCAGTAGTAGTAAGCCCGGTAAGCGTCGTAACGATGTTATCTCTGATCGTTTTACGGACATGGGCCATTACTGTTTCTCAATTAATAACTCGGTCATGCCAGTGCCGTCAGACATGACAACTCTCACAATATAGTTCGCGCCATCGAAACTAACTGCATCACCTTCTGCAGCGGTGCTGACATCCGCTGTACGGACGGTCAACCTTGGGCGCTCTACTGCAAATGCCACAGAGCCACCAGTTTCAACAGCTTCGTATTCGTTATCGACTATAGCTGTTACGTTTCCAGCACTACCGCCGCTTGGCGTGTAACTCACCGTCTGCCCAAAATCCTTGAGCATAATCGCTCGCTGAGTAGCACCTTCGACCGGCATTACTTAGCTTTCTTCTTGCGCGGCGCGCGCTTTGGCATAGGCTCTTCGTCTAGACCAACAGACCGATCAATCGACTCTGCCTCGTCTAACGGTACAATCCGACCTATTCCCATCAGACCGTCAACGTCCGCTTCGTTTACATCTTTTCCAGACTCAACGATGTCGCCAACGTTCCACGTGGAACCACTAATCACGCATCGCTTCATTACTTGGTATTTCATATTAACTCCTTGCAAGAAACCCCGCCCGAAAGCGGGGCTCCCTTAGTGGCGTTATTAGCCGTCGTTACCGAAGGCAAAGCTAACTGCGTGACGTACTGCGACGTCTACAGATTGCAGTGCAACGATACGCACAGTACCCGTGCTAGAAGCTGTATACGGATCAACCACAACGTCCAGACCGCCAAACATGCCGATCAATAGGTCATCGAAGTTACCGAAATACAGGTTACCGCTCGTGCCTTGTGCAGAAACGATTGCTGAATAGCCATTCATCGTGCCGCCTGGCTCTACAACGAATTGGGCGGTGTTCGTCGCCTTCTCCGTTGTCTTTAATGCGCCATACATATCTGGACGGATGATGTAGGACAAGCTGCCCAACAGCGCGTTATCGACTGCAACTGCCGTTTCCAAAGAAACAACTTCTGCAAAGGTTGGATTCGCTGCTGCGAAGTTAGTTACCTGATTAACGCCAGTGGTATTAAGAATACCTGTTGGGTTGCCAGATGAACCTGATCCTTCTAGGCCGGCCGCGTCAATAGCAGTACCAATCGCGCTAGCGAGGTCGTCACGAATCAAAGCCTCCACGTCCAAAGAGCTTTGGATTAAAAGCTGGCGAGTAACGTCAGTAAATGCACCCAAGGTCTTAGGTGTCATCGTGACGCTACCGATAGTCATTTCAGACTCTGATGCAGCACCACCTTCTGAGCTTATGAAGCCAGCGGAAGACACGCCAGTTTTCTTGGGGATCTTCACGTTGCCAGTCAGGCCAGAAAGCATGCGAGCACCCGCTTGCATTACGCTAGAAGCGTTACGTAGGGCGTCAATGAAGTCTTGTCCGCGAAAGTCTTCCGCGATCAAGTTTGCATCGTTGGTGGTGTTAAGGTCACGCTTCCAGTTACCTAGAACTTCTTGAGGTAACATGATGCCTTGTGCAGTCGTACCATACTGGTCTGCTGCGGCGCGGGAGCATTCAAACTCAAACGCGGCATCTTCTTGGGCTCGACGGTCGTGCGGATTAGACAGAGCGTGCAAAGCTCGCATAAGGCTAAACTGCTTACGCTCTGTATTGGTCATGCCAATTTCTTTGCTTTCCAATGCGCGTGTCGTGCCTATTTCTTCGAGAAGAGCCCCTCGGAACTCCTCAATTGATGCGCCGTCAGCGATAGCCTTCTGTGCCATATCTGATTTATTGTGGCGCGCGCCTAACTCAACGATCTGAGCGGCGTTCTTTTGTGCGGCTTGACGGGCTTTCGCCTCAACCGCTTCAATATCCACTTCTGACATAATTGACTCCTGTGAGTTGTCAGTAACGATTACGGGTTGTTGCGAAGCCTCGTCTGAACGCCCAACGCCAACTGTCACGTCAGCGGGGATCGAAACTAAACTTGCTTCGTGGATTCGGAACTTCTTCACCGTATAGGTATCATCAGAAGTCCTTTCCATTTTTTGTACCGAGTAACCAATGCTTACGTTAGCTTTGATACCATCGGTAACATCATCAAAAGCCTCTCTGGCAAGTGCGCCTTTTCCAAAGCGTACCGTCGCGCGAAGTCTACGCGCCGAGTCATCCAGGCTTACTGATTCTATAACGCCCACCTGTTTTTCTGGATCGTGATCCAGTAGAAGGGGTGCGCGTCCTGACTCCAAGAACGACAAATCCATTGCGTCCTTAGAGTGCTCTAAAACTTCCATGCCAAAAGACCTCTGCACGGGCTCTTCGCTTGATATCGCCATTCGCACTGTGCGCTTGTCCTCATTCACAGGTGCAGAATCGATTGTCATGTAGCGGGTGCGGATATCTGAATCGTTCTTACGATCCTCGTCTTCACCATAATGGACGTGAGGTCTTTCTTCGTCTGACTCAGTCATCGCAGACTCGCCCTCGTCAGGCATTTCCATAGATTCCTTTCGGAACTCTACAATGAAAGAATCTTCTGTTTCTTCAACATCTTGTACCGGCAGATGCCAAGCCATTTCATCAGCCATATAACGCTCCTCTGTAGCAGGTTCAAACTTTAAGACTCTGAAGCGGCGCTCTTTCAAGAACTCTCTCGCCGCATCTACGGTAAATTTATCTTTATCAAAACGTAACGATTGAATCTCTGATTTGCCATCAAGCAATCCAAAGATCACATGAATGCCATCACCCAACTCGTCATTACGCCGCCTAAACTCTTCATATTTATCAGGATTCTCAATCCTAGCAGCGTGTTCATGCGGATACGGCCTTTTTTCTGCAAACGCACGCTTGGTGCTCATGGGGTGCCCTTGAGGCAGTAAATCCGTATCGTGCTTGCCGCTTCTGAACTTCCCATTTCGCAAGACATACAAAAATGAGTTAACACGAGCATAAGCCCATTGCTCTGGACTCTTTACCGTCGGTCGAACAGATCCCGGATTCGTGTAATAAGCTCCGACACCGCGTCTAAACACCGCTGATAGAGTTCTGACATTAGTTCTCTTAGTCTTGTCATCGCCCACCTTTTTATTGTGATCGTCAGCTTTTTTCGTCAGACCTTTTTTAACGGTCGCAGATATTTCCGCTCTGTCGTAATCCTTGTCTGCAGCTTCCATGCTCTTTCGTACCCGCTTGGCGAATGAGAATCCTGGATCTCCGCCCCACAACGCCCAGGCAATGCGCCCGGCAGATGGATACCCTTCTTCGCCTACATCGAACCCTTCTGCCTTCTTATCAACTTCGTGACGCGAGAAGAATGAGAACATCCGCGTCACTGTGCTTGTGGATAACTCCTCGCCATTCTTTATGTCGCGAGCGCGTGCGACACCAATCTTTGTGCCGCCTCGACCAAACTCTTTGCGCCATTCCAAACCACGCTCTGCCTCTTCCATCATTGATGCAGTCGGCTTAGTGTCTATTTCAACGCCTTTATAAGTCGCCATCCTGGTCACCAGCTATATCTGCATCTACCGGCAAGATCTGACCGGCGTATGGCTCAAGCGCGTACTTGACCCCAAACTGCTCCATGAGGCTCTTGTCGCGCTGAATCTGCGCAAGAAGCTCCTCAACGTCTTTACCGTAATTGGCGGCAACATCTTGCAGGCTCAATATGCCGTTCTTCAGCCCCAAGACCGCCGCAGTCATCTCTTTCTGTGGGTCAACCCATGACCAGGCTCTTCCGCGAAACTCACTACGAGCAGCAAAACGATCATATTCCCGCAATGGCACAATTATCGCGCCCATTTCCATCGTTGATGCGAGCCAAGCGTCATATACCTTCCGTACAAAGCTATCCAGCAAGAACGATTGCATATTTCGATACGCATCACGCTCGTCTAATGCGCCTTGCCGTATGCTTGAATAGCTAGTGGACTCTAAGTCGTTACTTAGCGCGGTATAGCTAATACCCAAACCACTAGCGATACCCTTCAAACATGCCTTATGGAATGAATCGAACTCATTGGACGGGTATTGAGGATCAAAGCTCGTGAATTCGACACCTTGCGGTAACTGATGGAAGGTTCCGGGCTCGGCTTCCATAATGGGAACGGATGAATCTTCTAGGTCGTCTGCGACAAAGCCATCACCAGACGGGCTAGTAAAGAAACCCATCTTGCTTGCGCCCACTCTAGCGTTCACTACAGCCGCCTCACGCAGCGCGCCAAGCTGCTTCATGGTTGCCATAGCTGGCGCAAACCATGTCTCTCCGCGCGTCTGACCGGCCCTGAGAGGCATAAATACATGGATCATCTGGTCGGCTTCGATCCGAACATGCTTTGGTGACGAACTAAGTGTCGTAAAGTCGTAATCGCCAGGGTGATATGACAAAAGATGATAAGCGACAGGCTTTTTATACTGATCTAACTCAACGCCCATCCGTATTTCGTTGCCGTTGGGCAGGCGCTTTGACATCTCTTCGTCTACACGATCAGATTCTATAATTTCTAGTGAAATAGAGTCTTGGAAAGAGGCGTTACGGTGGATGCGAATGAACGCTTCGCCATCTCTAGCACAAGATTCGATAACCAGCTTCTGCACTTCTATCCAAGACATACGGCCATCGACTGTGCAGTTGCCTGATCGACCCCAAATGCGCCATCTATCTTCTACAGCCTGATTACCACTGACATCTAGTTTGCCGTCGGTGGTCAAAGCCTTTACTTGTAGTGTAAAACCACGATCACCAATGACATTATTGCGTAACAGCATGAGATATCGTTTGGCGTACTCATTATTACGCGCTAATTCGCGCGCGCGGCTTCTTAAACGCCTTATTGCTGGATAAAGCTCGCTATCCGCACTCCTTTCAGACGACTTAAAGTCATCAAACAGCCGCCCAGTGTTTGCGCCTTGGTAAGCTCGCTTATGAATAGGCAAACGCCGCACATTTTGCCCGTTTTCTGCCTTCTTACGCTTAAAAACGTCAAAAATAGCCATTAGAACCGCACCTTGATCGTTTCATTGCCCTTTTTGCCGCGTTTTATGCGCTCTCTATTCGTATGCTCGACCACTTCGCGTCTGTAATAGTCTCTAGCTTCCGTCAATTCTGCAAAACTGAGCTTAGTAAGGCTTCGACCAGCGATTGAGTAGCTCGAGACGTCATCATCCGCCTTGCCAGACAATAAAGACTCTATCTTGGTGACCATAATCTCTGCGTGGATACGCGGATCAGCGTTGTTATCGTCTAGATCGACCAGGATATTGAAGTCGCCGTTCGCATACACGATTCTGTTGCTGCTAGAGTCTTGAACGATCTCTAGTTGCCAATGATAGAGCCCCGCTGTTATTGATGCAGATGTAGAAGACGCAATAGTAAACAGATACCCGTCCGTCACTTCAGTCGCCGCCACGGTGAATTCTGCTGCGCCACCTTGATGCAGTCGAGCAACGTATTGAACAGTGTGCGATGCAATCGGGTAATCTGACACGAAATCAGTGCGCTTCCATTGCACGAAGTCACCGACAGTGAACTCGTCGGGTTCGGTGAGCGGCGCATTCGCCGCGTCGAAAAGGTTAGCCATCAATTACCGCCATGAGTTAGTAAACCCTTTCCTAGTCGGTGGAACGAAAGACCTGTTTGGTCTCTCTGGCCTAATATTTTGCGATTCTTTGCGCTTTTCTTCATTAATCGCCTCTGCTTTATCCGCGAAGGCGTTGACGTTCACTCCAATAATCGCATATGCTGCATACGCATAGACCATACAGTCTAGCGCCTCATTGCGTGCACGAATCTTCTCAAAGACCCTCTTTTTATACCCTTTGTGATACCTAGTCACGATTTTTTCTGCGGTTAGCTGACGGAAGTATTCGTCGTTCAAATGATCCGCGAAGTGTATATATCCTGGCCCTTCTTCTTGTATTCGCATTCTCGCGAACAATAAGTCTTTTACCGTATCCACACCTATACTGAACAACGGGCATTTCGCTACATTGTTCTTGCTTGGCCTACCCGCAACGGGCTTTCCTTCCCCGCCGACACCCTTAATAGCAAACACTTTCCGACCCGCGTTTTTCTTGCAATAGCTGTAGACGCTATTTGTAAAGTGACCACCAGAGTCCACGCACGCGGCCCTGATAGCTATCTGTCTGCCAGACTCTGTTTCGTATTGTTTGAACAGTTGACTATCCAGCGCAGACCAAAGTTGTGGTGTCGATGGGTCACCGTACAACGTGACGTGATCAATCACCCAGCTTTCGTCGTCTCGACCTATACCAATAATGCTTATCTCGAGTCGATTATCCTGCACGTCAACACCAGCCACTAAGATCAATGCATCATCAGGTACGGCAGGCATCTGCTCCCGGCGTTCAGACAACATGTAATCATCAATGGTCTCACCAGCATCCGCCCAGGTTTGACCAAGGTAAGTGTTAGTCCATACGCGCAGTTGCTCTGGATTCTTCTTAACCGCGTAGAACTCGCGCACGCCCTCATGCAAAGGTGTCCAGGGCGAATACAGACCGTTGATAGCGAAACCAGCTACACCATTAAAGTCTTTGCCCGCGTGCCAAGCACCGTTGCGTATCGACCAGACTCGATCACTGTCTTCCCACAACACGCCACAATGTTCACACATGTACTTAGCAGTATCGGGCTCGTCCTTATCCCATTTGACGTTTTTCCACTCTAAGGTCTGATACTCCTCGCAATGCTTGCAAGGCACATAGTATTGGCGTTTATCCGAAAGCTCGTAAGCATCCGCAATCCGACTGTTGTCCTCATTGGTCGGCGTACTCACCATTATGATCTTGCGATTCCAGAAGGTTGAAGCACGCTTCCTCGCAAGCGTTATGGGATCACCTTCAGATCCAGCACTGGGCGGGTATCTATCGACCTCATCGCAAAGAACAATTCGTATTGGTCTACTAGCAAGCCCTGATGGACTGTTAGCACCAACCATCGTGATGGCACCACCTGGGAAGATCTTATGAAGAGTTGTGTTGCCAGAGTCGCGGGCGCGAGGGTCTTTTACTTTTCCTCGAAGTGCTGGCGTACTTTTGATAAGCCCCGCTGCAACGCGGTCTTTGCTAAATGCTTGAGCCATATCAAGCGTTGGCTGCAGTACGAGAATAGGACTAGGGTCGTTATCAATATGATATCCGACAATGTTGAGAAGAATCTCGGTTTTACCAAGTTGCGCTCCAGCCATGACCACAATCTCTTGAATAGACGGATCAGCGCACGCATCCATGATTCCCCTTTGGTATTCAGCACGGCTCGTATACCAGCGACCAGGTTCCGCACTACTTTGCGAGTCTAGCCGTCTTTTTTGGTCTGCCCATTCGCTTACGCTTAGGCGGGGCGGCGGTCTCAGCGTCTGCATCGCCATCGTCAGATGGGAGGACAGTAGTTTTGGTAGGGTCACTGCTTGGTTCATAGTTGGAGAGTTCCTCTAACGCTTCTGTTATTAGGTCTTCTAGGATCTTCTGACAAACCCCTGCTTGAGCTTCTGTCGCCAGTATGGGCGCACCTTTGGTCGGTATAGACATCAGTTTCGACTTGAGAGCCCCAAGCACATCATTCCAAGCAGAAACTACATCCTCAGCAGGCACTAACTCTCCCCGAACCTTCTCTAGCTCTATCTCTGCAATTTGCGCTTCAGCATTTGTCTTGCGAGTTCTGGCTTCATCGTAGCTCGAACCCAACTTGACTCCACCAGTGTTTGGCATAGCCCTTCCTTTGGTTGACGAAGTTGATTATAGGGGCGCTTCAACTGGTTTAGCAAAAGTCTATCGCTACGCGTACTTTGCGGCGCGCGACATCC